AAAATTAAGGTACTTCACTCGTTCTAATACCTCTACTGGGAACCATTTTATAAAGTTTTCATATGATATATAACCTAAAAACTGCCCAGGTGCGGTCATAGGAGAGGTACTATTAAACCTAGGACAACATGGACATGCAGCATTACAGAGACTTGATATCTCTAAATGCATATAGTTTATATAATCAAACCCTACCATGCTAAACTCCAGTACGCAACTTCTCTATACTCTTTACTACGGTTCCAACCTTCATGATAAGCCCATGGAGTATTAACATGTAAAATACCTGTTCCTGCTTTTGTAGGACCTTGATGTATAAAAGAACCGTATTCAGGTCTTATCTCTCCATTTAGACTAAAGTCCTTATAGTACTTAGTACCAGAGTCAACCGGGTTATCTTTTATATTATAGACCATAGTAGCTAATATACCGAAGTTATCTAGATGTACACTCTGTCTATAATCAGGAGCATCTCTCCAGACATCCATAAAGCTCTCTATCGTGGTATAACCATCTAAGTCTTTTGTACTATTGTCTAGTACTTTCCTAAATTTATAGGATGGCCAGACATTATCATAGAAGTAGTCAGTCTGAGTTAATAAGTGTTCTCTAACACCTCTAATTAGTTCTCGGGCTGATTCTAAAAACGTTAACGGAACATCAGTATAACATTCCTTACCTTGATATGCTGCTTTATCTTCTTCACTAGCTGTTTCAAGATAGAATTCATGTGCAGGTATCCATTTGTTAGAATCCAGACTAGTAAAAATAGGTCCTTCACTAATTTCCCAGGCAGGGATAACTTCGATCAAATCTAATTCTCTATTATTAGGAAATATAGGTGTAAATTTCATTAGTCTAGTAGATTAGGTGAAATAGTATCTTCTTCAAGATCACCCTCCTCTACTAAGTCGAAGTCTAAACTACCAACTAATTTTAACCAGTGATCTTTATGTTCGTCCTTATACTTATCAATTGCTCTTTTTTCATCTGGTAGAAATCCATGAGATGTCATAACGATTCTTCCTCTAGATTGAACTCCACCAATATGGTTTTTCTCTATCTGAACATTAGTTCTTTTAGCAAATTCTACTTGTAAGCCATCTTTAATTGCTTTAATCTTAGATGTGCCCGGGTTAGTAATATTACCAAAAGTAATAACTAAGGTAGCATCGTACCACATCGACATTCCTCCTTTGTTCTGTAACTTAGGTTGACCCATCGGTGATTCAGGCTTCATAGTCCAAACCTTATTTATTGCAACCATAGTATTAGTATAGGGAGAATTTTCTTTACGAGAAAGTAGAATCTTTTGATTTAGATTGTTACCAAATTGAGTAGACATTGCTCCGGCATTCCATTCGTTATTATTCTTATTAGAACGTACTGAGAGATCACATGGTACTGAACCTATACTATCCCAGAAGAAACACATATCAAAAGGTAGATTACCCTTAGCCTGTTCGTCTAAAAGATCTGCGATATAAACCGCTACATCCTCAATAGTATTTAGTGTACCTCTATCAGCATATAAAAAATGTCCTTCATAATCAAGTACGTTACCATCTCCATCGGTAATCTCCTCAAATTGTAGACCCATTTCTTTAGCATGTTCCCAGGACCATTTCATCTCAGTAATAATAAATACTGGAAGTATTCCTAATTTCTGTGCATTAACTGCAGCTTCTAGTAGTGCAGTGGTTTTCCCTGTATCACTATGTCCTCTAAGTAAAGTAATATGTCCGGTAGGTATCCCAGGAAGTGAAGTGATATCTTGAAAAGCTTTTGATAACGGTATCCAGCCTTGTTCTTTGAACTTAACTGAAGTATTAGAGTAGCCTTTCTTTTGTTTAAAATTTGATAGGTTAAACGACTTTCTCACTGATGCGGTCGCTTTTTCTTGTGTTTCTTTTTTCTTTGCCATGTAACTATATTATAGTACAATATAATAATTTTTTATCGGAATTCATACTAAATAGAGAAAAAAAAAGGCCGCTAATGCGGCCTCCTTTCTATTCCTTAAATAGGTCGTCAAATTCAGCTACTTTATCTTTATTCCCAGCAGTAGCATTCTCTAAAGTAAAGCTACTATTAGGAGTTTCTACCTCTTTACCGGCTGGTGTGGATGCTGGAGTAGAATCTTCAGCAGAGCCAGGGTTTAAGTAGTTCTGAAGTTGTTTTTTAATAAATTCGTAGTCGTATTCGTTGTGTACTTCTACAGGATTAGGTTGTTCTTTTAACCACTTATCAACTAAATCGTTATTATCTGATAGAGGGGTTTGTTTAGGTTTAATACGTACTGTAGTTTCAGGATAAGGATTACCTTCTCTCATCTCTACAACCATATCCCATCCGTTGATTACATCTGTAAAGTCTCCGATATCTTCATCTTCAGCTAAAGCTAATAATGCTTTATAAATAGTAACACCGAATCCCCATAATCTAACACCTTTATCTTCTTCTCCTCTTACTACTACTGGAGCAAAGATTCTTGTCTTAGGGTTAAGTTTACCTGATAGAGACCAGTTGTCTTTATCATTAGTCTTTCTTAGTTCTTTTACGAACTCTTCAATCGGATCTTGCTTTCCAAAATTTGATAAAGCAACCATCGGGTATTTACCGATACCGTAGTGAAACTTTAATTCTTTAAAAGGAAATGCCGGATCGTACGCTGAAGGTACAATTCTGATCGTTTGTTTACCTAACTCAGGTTTCCAAAAGATAGTTGAATAGTCAGTTTTTTCTCTTTCCTGACCGTTGTTGTTTAACTCGCCGAGTTTCGCTTTAATAGCATTTAAATCCATATAACTAATTTTTATTTAACGTTAATACTATAATATAAGAAAAAAATCTTAATTATCCAACTCTACTATCTTGTAAAGTTTCGTATTAATTCTTTTTAATTCTGGGCCTTTAGTAAGGAGAATACAGTTTCGAAAATCTGCCCAATTGATACGGTAAGACGTATCGAGTACTCCACCGTTAAGTTCCTTAATTAAGGTATTAAGTGCGTTAATAGTGTACAGAGTATTTGATTCTTTTTTCCTATGCACTAATATAGTGTTATCTAGGAATGTACTTACATTTCCAAAGTCCACATTATAAGTACAGATATACTCATCTTGGGATTTTGAATAAAGCACAAAAATTTTGTTGTATATAATTTTGTACTTCTCTTGGATTGTAGCTAGTACTTCTTCTAAGTTTTCTTCTACTGAGAAAGTACAGAAAAGTTTATTACTCATATCATCAGTCAAATAAATGGGGTCGATATCATAATCGAATCCTTTACTTATAACGTTTACGTCTTTCATATAAATATCATTTCTTTCTATAAACAGAGATCTTTAGAGTACTTAAATTTTATTGGGTATTTTTTACCGGTTTCTAAGATCTTCTGTAATTCTTCTAATGTTTCTTTGCCATCTTCTTTATAAAAGTCAAATAGTAATGCATCATATGTATACAGTACTAATTTAGTTTTTTTATCTTTTAAGTACTTTAGTGCTTCTTTTAATATAAGAATATTTCTTGAGGTCTCTAACGATTGCATCACATAATTCATCAACTTCTGAGGATTCATGTCTTTTAATCCTCTTCCAAATACTTTTTCAGAAATCGGTGCCAAGATTTCTCCGTCATTTTCAAATCGTTCCCAAAGACCTTTGATATATCTGTCAATTTGCTCAAAGATTGGAAGGAATGCCCATTTCTCTGGGATCTTGCCATAAATTGCGTGAAAGTTAATTTGTTTAGCTTCATTATATTCTTCTTCGGTTATTTCTTCTTTTTCAAAATAAAGTTTTGCTAATTGCTTGTGTGCTGATTCTTCAGTTAACGGATATCCTATCTGATCAGAAAGTAACCTAAGGTGATAGCCATCAAAATCCAACTCAACAAAATAGTCCCCTTTCGGTATGAAGCATCTCCTGTGCTCGATGCTTTTAGGTATAGCAGCGAAATTAACAGAATTAAAAGCATTAGTGGGTCTAGATGTAACATTGTATAAATTATAAGAGGTTAATACTGTATTATCGATTATATTATATAAAGGATTACGTGGTTTGAACTTTTCTACAAAGTTTTCATAGTATATACCTAGTCCTGATTGTTCAATTAGGTAAAATACATTAGTAGCGGTATTGTTATAGAATTCGAAACCTGATGGTATTTCATATTGAATTACATCTTTAACTTTGCTGTATACCTTCTCACAAGCTTCATATAGTTTACTAAGTGGTATAAGCTTGTTAATTTCTTTGAATCCATTAAACTTATTATAAAAGGAATTTAAGTCATGTGAATACTCTAACTTGTCGTACTTACTCATGGAGTAAAGTAATGAAAGATCTGTTGCTGACTGTATATTAAGGTAGTATAGTAGGTTTTTCTTATCTAACGTATATAAATTAGTTGCTTTAGATAAGATTGCAGAGACACGTTCTTTAGAAACGTTTAGACCTTCATCGTGCTCTATAGGTATTATATAGCCATGTTCAGAACCTACTAACCTTAGGTAGATAGCTACACAGGAATTCAACTTAGGGTGATAGTTGTAATTTGACGGTATTACGTCAACGTATACTCCTAACCTTACAAGTCTCTCTAAATGTTCTAGCTTATTTTCTTGCTCTACTATATAAAACACGTATAACCATTTTTATTTAATATAAGTATAAATTACTTACAAACCAACTCTTTCCTATTTTTTTACAAACTGAGTCGGATCAGTTAGAGCTTGGGTACCAATACCGGGTAACTGTTTTTCAGCTTGATCAATAACATCTTGATTTTTTGCTTTGACTCCTGGGTAGATATATCCGTTAATGGTTTGATCTTCTAGTTCTCCTTTTATATACCAATTGATCTTAAGAGTCTTTCTATATAACTTACTTTCTTTTTTCTGTTCAAGATATTTTGCTTTGTCTACTTCAATAACTCTCTTTGATCTTGAGTCACCAACAAAATACCTTATAAAAGTACCTTTACTGTAGTCTTCAGGAGCAGGTTTAACATACACCGTTCTTAACCCTAAAGCTTTCTCTTCAGCATCAGCATCTTTTACTAGAAGTAATGGTTCAGATTTACTGGTAACTTCAGAACCTTTAAAATAATTTCCTTTGTAGTCCTGTACAAATTTACCAAGAAACTGTCTGCCTGAGGAAGGATCGATTAACTTCCCAGGAACTTTACCTCCTAATTTCAACTTATGTTTAGGTACGTATCCCATTATATGTTTCTCATTTTAGCTCGTAGATTAGTCTTCCAACCTTCTCTACCAATTTCATGATCTACTCCTACTATGTAGAAAGCAAAATCCTTATATTTTTTAGGTACTATACTTGTGTTTATGGTAAATGTACTAGCTATTTTGAATCCAGATATTCCTTTCATACCTAAGGATAGTTCAATAGGTACAGGTAATCCAGAAGGTTTATTTGTTTTAGCCTGATTTAGCTGTAGTCCTCTTTTTATCTCAGCTGAAGCTTCGTTGTATAGTTCGGACCAATAAACAGGGTTAATTACTTCTTTTTCGTTCAAGTTTTTCCATGCTTTTTCAAACCTTTCTTTAAACGGTTCTTTTTTAGAATCATCAGTAGCTTCAACTTTATCTCCTCCTTTAT